GTTTGACGACGGGGGTAAGCGCAGGATCGCACTTCGCGGTCCAAAATCCAGTAATGGAAATCCACACGCAGACGTGGCTGAGGCACGAGCGGCGATGCGGAAGAATGTTGCCGCATTTGCCGTCTCCGTGGTTGGCGCGCGCGATTTCGATCGGGTTGTTGATGTCGGAGCTAGTGATAGTTTTCTTTTGGACTACACTGACGCCGGCGGAAACCCGAATGACGTTGTCCAGTTAGCACCAAATGTGTTGCCTGGTGACGCCACGCGTGCCAGTTACGCGCCGATCGACAAGTTGCTCAAGGATCATCAAATTGTTGACCGCACATTGTTTGTGTTGATCAACTCGATCTATTATTTGAGCGATTACGAGTTCGGTAAGTTGGCATTGGCCATGTCCAAGTTCCGGGCGGGGGTTTTGATACAAGCGCATCGGCCTAAATCGTTACATGAGAAAGTGATGAATAAGACCAAACTTGTTATCGAGCATTGGGTGTACGACCACGCAGGGGTTGTGACCTTGGCAACGTTTGCCAATGGTAACACGCACCCTTATGTTTCCCCTTATCCCAAACTTCTACGCGAAGGCGCACTGAAAACGCCCTTTGGCTATTTAGTGCTTCAAGAAGTCGACAATTATGAGAAGTTTTCATTGGGCACGTACTCGCTGGAGTTGCGTCGTACGCGCCCTGCTGAATCTGACCTACCAGCGCATTTACTGGGCATGCCCATACAACGTGGCAATGCACAGTTGTGCGATGGTGAGCTGAAGATTTTTGACGACGACCTTTGCCAGGAGGTTGAACTTGTGCGATTCGTTCAGGGGTACGAAAATCGGGACGTTAGACACTGTCGGCTTGTTGCCGAACGTGAGGCGCGCAAGCGCTTTCCTGATGCTCGGCCAGGCGAGATACTAGCGATGGTGCGTGGTGCGATCGAAGGAGAACCTGAAGATCCGCAACCTTCTTGTTGGAGCTGCGGTCTTCTTGGGTTTTCTCCGAATTTGATCGGGTTGCGCTTATACTTGTCGCAAAGTGTGTTGCCGGCTCTAGAGCGAATCGCTTACGTTCCCTCGTTTGAAGACAATGTGTGTTTTGCGGAAAGATATCCAATTGAGTTTGGATCAATCACAGCAGAATTATACTCTTCGAACTTGGGGGGCGACATTAAGGAGCTCGTCGACGCTGCCATTGGTGCATCATGCGTTGCGGGCACTACGGTGTCGCGGTTGGGTTTCAAAGTGGCGGGCTTGACTTATTCAAACCTTGTTAATTACCGGCAGTGTATTCACACTCTTGTGGCCGCTGCTTATTATCGCACATTTTTGCCTGAGCGTCCACGTAGCCTCTTGTTTGAGGATTTGGTGGCGGCTATGGCAGGTGTTGCGAATCCGTACGGCTCCGATGCTTGTCTGGAGTACTCTGTACGCGTTTATCGTGTCAAACTGCGTAGATTGACGTCTATACGCACATACTTGCTCGTTCCGACTATCCGCGAGTGGCTCGCAGGGTTTCCCGCGAAACGTCGCGGTGTTTACGAACGAGAGTACGAGCGTTTAGGCAGCGCTACGAGCGTTGTTATCGATCGGTTTGTACACTATATGGGGAGGATGTATTGCAAAGAGTCGGTGGACGTAGAGGTAAGCGTCAAATCTGATGAAATTGTATACAAAGACAATATTGTGTCACTTCCTAAACCACGAATCATAATGCCGACCCCACCCATTGTGGGTTTGGCGATTGGTCGGTGGGCGCGTTTATTGGGTAAGATAATCTTGGAGCGCGACAGTGGGGAATATTATTGTAAAATTCACACGTCCAAAATTTATTCTATCTACGCCGCGCGGCGCGCTGATGAGTTGTCCAAGATAGCGAAATCCGCGTTCGAGCGCGCAGGGGTGAGATATCTTTATTATTGTGATTTTTCAAAATGTGATTTCACTAATAGGGCGAGGCTGCGTTCGCGCATTCTCTTGTCTCTCATAGAAGAGGTCAATAATCTTCGCCCGAATTTGATTCCCGCGTATGTGATAAAATATGTTGGGGTCTTTTCTAAGTTGAAATTGCGTATTAAATTTCCCGTCGTCAAGTGCGGCAACATGCGCAGCTACAGTGTAGTGACAGCGAACGATGCTAATTGTTCTGGCGACCCACTTACAAGCATCAACAATAATGTAGTTTGTCCGAATGTGATGAAAGCCGCGCTAGCGTTAATTTGTGAGGCGACTGGCATTACCACGGACTTTGTCGAAGTTTATAATGGGGACGATTATTTGCTTGGCTCAGCGTGTCGTTTAGACACGCTCGCGCTATGCAAGCAAGTCGAGAACTCAGGCATGGCTGTCACGCTGTCGGAATGTGAGGTTGGATCGCCGAGCTCCTGGGGTGAGGAGTTCTGTGGGATGTCGTGGATTGGAAACCAGTTTGTTCCCAATCCAACACGCTATATGCGCAAGTTCTTTGTAGCGTTTAGCCGCTCGTTGTTTGATTGCAATGAGCGTATTGCACAGAAGGTGTCGTCTTTGCACGGTGCTTTCCAAGCTGTGCCATATTTGAAGGAGTTAGCGGATGCGCTGCTCGCAAAATTTGGCACGATGTCTCCACAGCCATCGCACCCCGATGTGATAAAACCGCTG